CTGTAGGTTGTTGCCAATAGTTTGTGTATCCCATTATAATATCCCCACAATCGTACTCTGAAAAGTATTTAAGTCTTTGATTCTATCTTTTCTAACTTTTACTGTATTCTTAAAGTTAAGAAAGTGGATAGTGTAGATTGTTTCATCATTGTTGCTAGTGTAAACATCTATTTGGTTTAAAGGCACAGTCCAAAATAATTTACCCTCATTATTCAATACTTCTAGATTTAAAGTATTTTTTCTATCAGCTAATGTCATTTCATTAGTGTCTTTTTTTATTGTGTTTGTGTGTGTCATTTTTTTCTCCATTTGTTGTTATACATTCACTATATACTAATAAAAAACAATGTCAATAGTTTTTATTAATTATTATTAATTAATCTATGCTCTAATTCTAATGGTGTCAGAGGGTTTCTCTCAATAAAATCAGTTAGAGTATCTATTGTACATTGTGTTTCTTCTTCCTCATTCTCATAGAACCAACCTTGCTCTTTCATCATTACAAGTATATCATCAACAGAATTACCTCCATTTTTAATATATCTGAATGTGGACTTATCTAGAATGGTTCTAATGTCTGGAATAAAATTAGAGTTGCTATCTACCTTATTGTAAGAAAGCCATGTCAAGAAATCAACACATTTGTCTATTGACTTACTCATTAAAACCAACCATTCATATGCATCATTCTCAAAACGACTATTGTAACCATGATTAGAGTAATTGTTCTAGCAATATATAATGTTCTTTTTTTATGTTTCTTTACCATTTTATTACCTCTTTCTTTTTGCTTTTCATGTTCTAACCTTAACTCATGAACTATCTTTTGTAATTTACTCATGAGTATCCTCAAAATTGTAAACATAAGAAAAATCTTCAATCTTATCTTTTTGCTCTTGGGTAAAATGTCCATAAGCATCAATCCATCTTATTAATCCATTATCTTCAGTAAAAGTTTCATCACAAATCATGTTTCCTGCAATCTCTCTGTCTAGTTTACCATCAACTAACTCATCAAGAATCCATAATTTAAACTTTGTTTTTACTAGGTCTTTTTGTTTTTTTTTCTTATTATCCATAGTAATCCTCCACAGTATAATGTTGTTTCCCTCTAAACATATCAACACCTGTATATCTAGTTAGGTTCTTTGGTAATCTATAGTTAGCTTCTGCTAATCCAAGTACAATCCACCATGCTAAAAACAGGGGAGTAAATATTATAAAACCAATCATTATTGTTTACCTCCATTTATTTGTTTGTTAATCATATATACTTATACATCACATATTAATAGTTGTCAATAGTTTTTATTAATTATTATTTATTTTTATTAGGTGTAACATATATACAACAAATCGGAACAAACAGGGAACATTTGACTATTGTTGCTATTCTGATATAAAACCATCATGCTGTTAGATGCTTATAAATTATTTGTAGAATCTAAAATTGAGGAAGCAGATTCTATTATAGACAATATCCTAAATAACAATGTATCAGTTGGTGGTCATAACTTTGACGCAATAAAAGACCTAGACAAAGCATTCACATTAAAATCGGAATATGAGGAGAAGTTGAACATATTGGAAGACTATACCTCTAAAGACAGGGATACACCGAATACAAATTAACAGTTGTCAGTTGGTTGCCGATATGATACATATCAAAATATAAGGAAATAGTAGGTGGATACCAAAGAAGTCGTCTAGAGTTCGGTATTAGCTAGGGAGAATTAGATGTTAGATAGATTAAATGGAGAGTCACAGAAGAACTTTTCTATGTACCAAGTGTATCAAAACATGGGTCATAAACGAAGTTTAGCAAAGGTTTCAGAACAAATCAGTTGTTCAACAAGATGGTTAGAGAAACTATCATCAAAGTATGATTGGGTAAATCGTGCCGAAGTATTTGATACACACCAAATGCAGATACAATATGATGCTATGAAGAAAGAAGTTAAGGATATGGGTAAGAGACAAGCCTCTTATTCTCTCCAGATGATAACATCTTTAATGACACCTGCACAAGAACTATTAAAAAGATTAAAAAACAAAGAGGGGAAGCTTGACTTTGGAGATTTATCTGATACAGAGTTAATTAACATTGTGAGTAGGTGTGCCAATGCTTTTAAACTTTTAAGTGATGTAGAGAGATTAGCTAGAGGCGAACCAACAAACATAGAACAGATGCAGTTAAAACCGAAAGTAGATTCTAACTTCATAGATAAAATAGGTAGTGATGAAGAAAGCGCAACACTTGCAACACAGCTCCTTACAAGAATCAAAGGTTCTAATTAGTCAACCTGCAGGGTTGGCAATGTTACATTCAGGAGGGGATTGGAAGTTCCCTGCACATTTACAATTACTCAACAGTAAGCTACTTCAAGTAGCATCTGGTAAGATTAAAAGATTAATTATAAATATGCCACCTCAACATGGTAAGTCAGAGTTTACATCTAAATACTTTCCAGTATGGTATCTAGCAACACACCCAAAGAACAAACTGATATTAAGTAGTTACGAAACAAACTTTGCAATCAGTTGGGGTAGGAAAGCCAGAGAAGTATTTGATGAAACAGTACCAGACAACTATGGTGTCCAAAGAAACATGAGGGTTAATGTTCAAGGAAACTGGGAAACAGAACAAGGTGGTTACATGTATTGTGTTGGTGTAGGTGGTGGTATCACAGGTAGGGGTGCAGATATGTTAATCATAGATGACCCTGTTAAAAACAATGAACAAGCTATGTCACAAGTGTATAGAGATAAAACAGTCGATTGGTTTCAATCAGTTGCATCTACTAGACTAAGTCCAAATGCTTCTGTTATTATTATTATGACTAGGTGGCATCCTGATGACCTTGCTGGTCACTTAATTAAACATGGACAAAAAGGTGGAGAACAATGGGAGGTATTATCATTACCTGCTATTGCTGAACCTAATGATCAACTAGGTAGAAAGGTAGGGGAAGCTCTATGGAAAGATAGGTACGATGCAGATACCTTGATTGAAAGAAAGAAACAGGTAGGAGACTTCTGGTTCACATCTATGTACCAACAAAAACCTTATGTAAAGGGTGGTAGGGTCTTTGCAGATGCAAACTTTTACGACAAAGAGCCAGATGGAGGCGTTTTAGGGTTCTCAGTAGATTTTGCATATAGTACCAAATCGTATAGTGATTATAGTGTAATCGGTGTAGGAAAGTGGTTCAATAAAAAATTATATATTATAGATTGGTGGAGAGGTCAAACAGAAGCATCACAATTTGCGTCTGTACTAAAAAATTTTCAAGTCAAGTACGATGTTCCTATCCACTGTTACATAGGTGGTACTGAAAGGGGTATAGTGGACTTTTTAAAAAGAGAACATAATTTAAGGATAATAGAAAAACCAGCTCGTGGAGATAAGTTTACAAGAGCACAACCAGTTGCCGCCGCATGGAATGATGGTAGGGTATTGCTTCCGACAGGAAAAAAGTTTACAAACGACATGGTACAGGAGATTTGTTCGTTTACAGGATTAAACGATGTACACGACGACCAAGTAGATACTATAAGTGCATTATACGATAGCTTAAATCGGAACAATAAACCGATGTGGCGAATAACATAGGAAAAAAAATATGAATATATTTCAAAAAATAAAAAAAACTTTTGCTTCGCAAAAGTACAGTAATAGAAAAGAAGCACCAGTAGTTTACTACAATGGATTAGGTTACCAAGTAGAACAGAAAACTAACTACAGCGATTTAGTAAAAGAGGGTTATAGCTCAAACGCAATCGTTTACAGATGTATTAACGAAATCGCAAATGCTTCAAGTAGAGTGGATTTAAATTTATTTAGAGGTCGTCAAGAAGTAGAAGAACATGAAATTTTAAAATTATTAGAAAACCCAAATCCGACACAAGGTAAGGTAGAATTTTTAGTAAGTGTTATTTCTTATTTATTAATTAGTGGTAACAGTTATATTTTAAGGAGTGGTCCAGAGAATAAAGAACCAACAGAACTTTATCCTTTAAGACCAGATAGAATTAAAATTGAACCAAGTACAAGGTCAATACCTGCCGCTTATAATTATGTCGTGGGTGGACAAACACAAAATAGATATGAAATAGATCAAGCTACTGGAGATTCACAAGTTAAACAAATAAAATTATTTAACCCAAGTGATGATTACTATGGGTTGTCGCCAATACAAACTGCTAGTATTGATATTGATAGCTATAACCTAGCTAACAAACACAATGTAAATTTATTATCAAATGGTGCTAGACCAAGTGGTGCTGTTATCTTTAATCCTAAAGATGATAGTGGTGGTAGTATGCAATTAAGCGATGTACAAAGAAATCAATTGGTCAATGATATTAACCAAAGATTTTCTGGTGTAAACAATGCTGGTAAACCTATGTTGTTGGAGGGAGATTTTGATTGGAAAGAAATGGGTTTAAGTCCAAAAGAAATGGATTTCCTAGAATTTAAAAATATGAGTGCAAAAGATATTGCATTAATTTTTGGTGTACCAAGTCAGCTTATAGGTATTAAAGATACACAAACTTATTCAAACTTTAGCGAAGCTAAACTTGCCCTTTATAATGAAACAATTATTCCTTTACTAGATAGACTACAATCAGATTTAAATGAATGGCTAACACCTCAATTTGGAAGTGACCTTTATTTAAAATTTGATTATGATTCTATACCTGCAATCGCAGAACAAAGGAAAAGAGTTTTTGAATCTGTTATAGGAGGAGTACAAAATGGTATTCTAACTAGAAACGAAGCTAGACATCAACTAGGTTTTGATTCTATAAAGGGTGCAGACGAATTATTAGTACCAAGTAACCTAATGCCTTTATCA